TTACGAACTATAATCACGCAAAGTGATCGTAACTGCGTTGGGAATTAGAGACCTGGCTATTTAGCTTACTGTACAGGATGGGTCGTGAGCAGCCCTCACAATATCCAGACGACGTGATATAGCATGTGGCATAGGCCAGTCACATGTTGAAATTAGGCCAGCTAATAATAACACTAATAATACCGAGGATGGAGGTATAAATCCATCCGGACGGTTCGTGGAAAGCCAGATGTTAAGTGCAGATAATGATAACTTGCACAACACAACAAATTTCCACAATGATGCCGGAGTGCGTGAAACAACGCTCGACGGCCAAAAAGATCTGAGTCCGCAGTTTTACAAGAATCCTGAGGACATGACTAAGACTGATCTAGCTTTCTACTTAGGGAGACCAACCAGAATACAAGCTGGTGTCCTAGCAATAGGTGATTCTGCTACGCAATTCACAGCTTTGGCGATGCCACAATATATGCTCACTTTACCAATTTATGCGGACAAACCGCGTGGTAGGTACGGATTTAGAGCAACAATGGTATTTCGCTTAGTTATAAATGCTGAGAGATTCCAACAGGGACGTTATATGTTAACATATTGTCCAACTGGCGGAGCTAGATATGGTAGCGCCCAAAAAGGGAATGCTTGGGTGAATAAACACTCAGCTACCTTAGTACAGAGAACATGCTTACCGCACGTCGAATTCGATCTTGCTACTGATTCTGAAGTAACTCTCAGGATACCGTATGCATCGATACACGACTTTTATCAGTTCTCTTGGGCTAATGACCTAACTAATGGTTTAGGTACTTGGGGATTTCTACGACTTTTCCCTTATTCCTCACTAGTCTCTCCAGCGGGCTCAGTAACTGCGAATTACACCATTTATGGTCACTTCGAAGATGTTGAGTTTGTTGGTTTCTCCTCAACTGCCATTGTTCCTCAATCTGGTAATCCTTATGGAGCTGGAAAGAGTATATCTCGCATAGAACAGCAGGCGAATAGAGTTGGACCTGTTGAGTCTTTAGCTGTTAAAGTTAAGAAAGCAGCCGAATATTTAACTCCAGTGCCTATGCTGTCGAATTTCGCTGGTCCAGTTTCCTGGGCCTCTGAAATAGTAGCAGGTGTTGCTTCGGTCTTTGGGTGGTCAGCACCACTAAATATTGAGAAATCTTCAAGATTCCAAATCACAAATTACGCTTACTGGGGAAATGTTAACAAAGTTGACAATTCCAGACCTGTGGCCTACACGACCAATAATGAGGTTGCAGTGGCTCCAGGTTTCTCATCAACTGATGTAGATGAGCTAGATTTAGTGAGTTTATCTAAGATTTCTGCCTATCTTAAGCAAGCATCGTGGGGATCATCGTATATTGTTGGTTACGAATTATTTTCAGTGACGTTAAATCCTGGATCTTTCTACACCACTTCAATTTATCATGGTATCACTTACTTTAATTATACTCCTGTGTCTTGGGTTCAGAACTATTTCGCTTTATGGAGGGGTTCCATTAATATTAAGATTAAGATCGTCAAAACCGAATTTCATTCGGGACGAATTGCTATATCTTATTATCCAACTGGAGACTCTACACGAACTCTTGATCGTACTGATTACTTGCACAGGGAGATTATTGATATTAGATTGCAGAATGAGGTAACCATAACTATTCCATGGACTAGTCCTACGACTTATAAACCATTGGATGCAGAGAATGGTGTTCTCGCATGCCATGTTGTCGATGCTCTTGTAGCTCCCGCCACTGTTAGTGACACAGTAACCTTCTTAATTGAAGTTTCTGGTGGTCCAGACATTGAGTTTGCTGGAGCTCAGCGCATTATTACGCAAACATCTTGTCCAGATTTCACTGTTCAGTCAGGAGATCCATTCAAGACTACTGTTGAG